CTTGCTCTGGCTGGCACTATGCGATCAACTGCCAAGAATGCCACGCTAGAGATGAACTCTGCCATCGACGGGCTAAATATTTCTCTTGGCTCTTTGATGGCTCCACTGCTGGGGCGTGTCAAGAACTCTGTTCGCGACCTTGCAAATGCTTTAAATGACCTAACCAAACGCTTCCCGAATATTTCCCAAGGTGCAATGTTGACAGCGGCCGCGATTGCATTGTTCGCGACTGGTTTGACTGGTGCGATGTGGACCATATCGACTATTGCATCTGGTATCAGTGTTATTATCCCGGCATTGGGCGCACTAAAAACAGCCTGGATATTGGCTGGCGCTGCTGCGTCAAAGGCTGGTATCATGACCGCTGTTGCGTGGGCAACAGCTCTCTGGCCGCTTGCTCTGGTTGTTGCTGGTATAGCAACGATTGCTGCGTCTGCCTATTTGGTCTATCGCTACTGGGACCCGATCCATGCATGGCTGTCTAATTTCTGGGAAAGATTCACTCAAGCCAGTATCGGTGCAAAGGTTGTTATTGTCGGTGTGGCTGCTGCGATCATAACGCCATTGATGGCGATAGCTGCGCCGCTATTGGTTCTACCAGCTGCTATTGTTGGCGTTGTTGCCGCGTTTCGCAACTGGGATTCAATAGCGGATATTGTCAAAGGTGTCTGGGACAAGGTTACAGTTACGATCGGGAAAGCAATTGACTGGATAGAAGTCAAGATCGCCTCGTTGGTAAATAGTACTGCTTTCAAGGCTGCCATCAAGGTTCTAGATATTGCATCGATGCCATTACAAATGGCAGGCAAGGCGGCCGCAACGGTGGCCAGGGGATATGGCCAGGTATGGGGTGGCGCGCTGGATGTCGGCAAGGAGGCTTTAGGTGTTGTCGCTGGTGGCGAAGGCTCATGGGGCACAGTTGCCGGCGAAAAGGGCATCTGGCGCTCTCAGTCTGATGTTAGCGGCGAGATTAAGATTAGTATTGACTCGGAAGGTAGAACACGAGTCGAGAAGATAAAAAGCTATAGCGGCGCTGTTGACTTTGATGTCGATCTGGGTCACGGCATGAGCATGGTGCATTGATGGCAGAGCCTCGCAAATGGTCAGACTCTGCCTGGGTGCAGGATTATCGGCAGGCTAGTTTTCGGGGCGTGCAATTCTGGGTGGAAGTATCAGACGCTGAAATCGGGCGAAAGACAATCACGCATGAATTCCCTGGACGTGATGATGTCATGGTCGAAGATATCGGCAGAAGCCCACGCCGGTTCAAACTAGAGGCGTTCGTGCTAGGTAATAAATATCAGCGTGAACGTGACCTGCTTATAAACGAATTCGAGATTGCAGGCCCTGGTGAGTTGGTCCATCCGTTTTGGGGCGAGATGACTGTCACCATCGAAGGCCCGGTTACAGTCCGAGAGTCCACCAAACATGGCGGCATGGTGCGCTTCTCTCTGACTGTTGTCGAGAAAGGCGATCTCGAAATCACGCCGGCAGAAGACACGCAAGAAGAGGTTGCAGCGGCAGCAGACGCGGTGGAAGTGGAAGCTCAAGAAGAGTTCACCTCTGGGTTCGATATGGCTGCCTTTTTGGATACTGTTCGTAATAGCATCTTGGGCAAGATTATGGATGCCATAGCCTTTATACAAAAAGTCAAGGGCCAAATTGATGCAGTTATGGCCATTATTGACGAGGTTGTTGCTGCCATAGAATTACTCGCAGACTTGATTGTTGCTCTGATTAATTTACCAGGCCAGTTGGCGTCCATGCTTCAAGGTGCATTGGCGTCGATTATGGGGTCAATCAACAAGATTGGCTCTGCTGCCGCTAACGCGCTATTGCCTGATGGTTTTTCTAACACACTGTTGGATACAGAAACCGGGTTGCCATTGGATTTATCGACGGCCACGTCCGAACAAATCGCGGCATCTACAGCAATGCGCGACCTAACAGACATAAGCGACGAGCGGAAAATGATCGTTGCCATGGATGCGTTCAGATCTATTTTTGCATATGGCGACGATCTGATAGACGCGCCGAACACCACGCCAACACGTATCGCCGAAAGAAATGCACAAAAGGCCATTGTTCGTCTGCTGCGCGTTTCAGTTCTGGCTGAGACGTGTCGTGTCGTTGCGTCGCTCGTCCCTGTCAGTATTAATGCAGCGATATCGGTTCGGGATGAGCTAATCGACAGCATAGACATAATGGCTGAAGACGAAGATTGCAGCGATAATATGTTCGCTGCCATGCAAGACTTACGAGCAAAGGTTGTCAAGCACTTCGAGCAGGCCGCGGCCGCTCTTCCAACCATTATCGAATACATCCCTAATGTAACATTGCCTGCTTTGGTAATCGCTCATGATATATATGGCGATGCGACGAGAGAAGACGAGATTGTTCAACGAAACAATATAGCACATCCATCATTTGTACTTGGTGGCGCTGCTCTGGAGGTGCTGAGTCGTGAATAATCTTGTTTTGAAAGTCAACGGTGAAAAGCACGGTGGATGGAAACAAGTGCATATCCATCGCTCTATCGAACAATTAGCGAGTGGCTTCTCATTGAACTACACTGAGCGGCGTCTGCCAGAAGATGAGCCTCGCAATGTAGCAGAAGGCGATGAGTGCATTGTTTCTATTGATGACACAGATGTTATTAATGGATATGTTGACGATTCGAATATCGACTATGACGCCAAGACTCACGGCATGACGGTTAGTGGGCGTTCAAGGACATCTGATCTTGTTGATTGCAGCGCCGTTTATAAGACCGGCCAATGGCTTAAGCGGACAGTCGAACAAATCGCCAAAGACATCTGCCAGCCGTTTGGCATCGGCGTACAAGCCGAAGCTGACATTTCAACCCAGTTGGCGAAATTCACGATCCAAGACGGTGAAAGTGCATTTGAGACACTAGACCGATTAGCACGCATGCACGGTCTGTTGATACTGTCAGACGCCGGCAAGAACATCATTTTCACTCGTGCTGGCTCTGTCAAAATTAAGCCCGCTCTGGAATTCGGTGTCAATATTTTTCGTGGACGTCGAGAAGGCTCATGGCGCGATCGGTTCCAAACTTACATTCTGAAGGGCCAAGCGCCGGCGACCGATAATTTCTTTGGCAAAAAGGCAGCCTCGCCGACCGAAACGATAGAGGACAACGGCATCAATCGTTATAGGCCGATAGTCATTCAGGCCGATGATATTGTTTACCAGGCCGACATCAAAAAGCGTGCAACGTGGGAATGCAACACACGCGCCGGCAAGAGCCAGAGGCTGAGCTATACACTTGTTGGCTCTTGGGCTAACGAGCAAGGCATCTGGCAGCCTAATACGCTGGTTGACGTGAAAGATAGCTACCTAGGGCTTGAATGCGAAATGCTTATCGCTGGCGTTGACCTCATAGCTGACAACCAAGGCATAAGGACAGAGCTAGATCTGGCAGGACCGGCAGCATATGACATCAAAGACTTGCCAAGGTCGAAACCTAAAAAAACGAAATGGGGGCTGTATTGAACTTCGAGACCATCGCTAGAATTGTGCAACGCACAATGGCGCCACTATCCAGGCGCGTCCGCTTGATGGTAGCTCGTGGGGTCGTGGAGCTTGTCAAGGATTCTACCAAACTCCAAAGTCTCCAGATAACTGTTATGGCTGATGAAGTCAGAGACGACGTCGAGCGCTTCCAGCAATATGGTTTCTCGTCTGTTCCTGCCAAAGAGGCAGAGTGCATTTGTGTCTCGGTCGGTGGCAGCCATAACCATCTAGTTGCAATCAGCGTTGATGACAGAAGATACAGACCGAAGGACATGGAAGAGCATGAGGTCGCGCTATACAACTCAAAGGGCATCAAGGTCTTTATCGACAAGGACGGCATTGTCAATCTGGGAAACAAGGCCGCGTCTGACGCTTTGGCGCTGGCTTCCCTTGTCAAATCTCGACTCGACACTATTCAATCGACATTCGATTCTCATATCCACACAACGACTGCAACAATTGGCCCTAGCCCGGCCCCTGGTGTTATTTCACCACCGACATCGTCTATTGGCTCATTGGCCGATGTTGCCAGCACAAAAGTAAAGGCAGACTGATGGCGCTAAATGCAACAACAATAAAGGCTACAGTTAAGGCCGCTGCCAAGGCTGCCTTTATCGCACAATTCCCAACGGGCAGCCCTCCGTCAACCGAAGACGCAATCGCCGAAGCAATGGCCGTTACTATTTCAACCGTCGTTGATGGAATTATCGACGCAATAAAGACCAGTGCCGATCTGACTGGCGTTACTGCTGGTGATGATACGATACCTGGAGGCATAGATTGATTCGCATTGAATACAACAATATTGACCAACAGGCAGACCTGGATGTTAGCGCCGGCCGGATAGTCGAAGATGACGGCATGGAGACATCTATCTTGATAAGTCTATTCACTGACAGAATAGCTGATGCTGGTGATGATATTGTATCCACAGATAAGCGCGGCTGGTGGGGCGATTCATACCCGGACACGAGCGGAGACAAGACAGGGTCTAAACTCTGGCAGCTCATGCAGGGTAAGTTGACCCAGGATGCGCGCAAAAAGGCGATCAAACACACAGAAGACGCCTTGGCCTGGATGGTAGAGGATAAGGTCGCCAGTAAGGTAACGGCTAGCGCCGAATGGCTACAAGATGGCAGCCATAAAATCGGGCTGAAGCTGACTGACGAGATACAAAAACCAGACCAAGTTGCTCCGCGATGGAAGCGGACATGGGAGTTATACAGTCGCGTATAGTAGGACAACATTAAGCACTATTCTAAGCAGGGTGAGAGCGGACATTCAATCACGCCTGACTGGTTCTGATGCATATCTTAGGCGTTCGGTCGAGGGTGTGTTGGCTCGTGTTCTGGCTGGTGCTGTACATGGGCTTTATGGCTTT